ACACTACTAATACCAATACCCTCAAAGAAGGTCATAAGTATTAAGAATATCATTACAGATGCAAGGGTTAGTGGTCGTACATTTTTAGAAAGCCAAGAATCGGTAAGGCTATCGGCCTGCCAACGCTTGGTTATTTCCTCTTCTATGCTCTGACGCACAGCTTCTTTTTCTTCGGGTGTAGATACGAATCTATCTACCACATTGGCAACTGCTTCCACAGCTTCCTTGGCACCCCCTGTAAATAGTTTCGTTATTGGATTTCCCATAGTTAGCTACCGCAGTTTTCACACTCTGGATTATCAATGGAGCATTGAGCGTTATCGTTTTTCTCGTCATTAGTCATTTCGTCTACGAAGTCAGCGAATGAATCGCTTACATCAAAATCATTTTTCATTAGTAGGTCCAGATTACATCTTCATTCTTGCTTGGGTCATCATCAACGTGTATAAAGTTTTTTGCTACACCGATGCGATTAAATCCAGCTTGAAGAAGAGAGTTAATAATTAGATATTTTTGTGTTGAGGTAGGTGCGTAGATATCAACTGCGTGTCCATTTGTATGACTACTTCCTTTTACTCCACCAACTTTTTCATTATGAGCAGGACTTCTGTACCCGCTTGTTATCTTAAAACCAACTGCCGCAATCTTTCTTGCTTGTGCTAATTTGTTTAAGAAATCAACGTTCATATGCTTATAGCTTCCCGCTTGGTCGGGGGAATCAAACTCACTGTACTCAAAGTATAAGTGAAAGTCACTGTTTAGATTTTTCATCATATTCTATTTTTTCGTCCCAATAAATAAACACCCACTCGGTTTTAAAATTTACATTATTCATTGACTAACTTCCTGTAAGATAGTTCAGCAATGAAAGCTGTATAGATGGCGTATAAGGGATTAACTCCAAGGTAAGCATACAAGAGTAGGCTGCACCAGAATGAGAGGCACAGAACGCAGTTAAATGGCTTAAAAGGTAGTACTCTCTCCATCACCCAACCATAAGGTTCAAATATAAACAAGAAAGAGAACATCAATCCTACAGAACTGACCAGTATCCAATCGTTATAAATCTCCATCATAATTTCTCACTTAAATAATCGTCTTTAATGTACCGCTTTAGCTTGGTAACGGCTTCACCATCCTCTATATAGGTGAGGTAACCTTTTATGTTGTGACCATAAACATCACTATGGTTTAGAGACACTATCTTATTGGTCATCGTTGAGTATATAATACTAATAATTAGATTTGCAGCAGATTTTCCTTTCTCGTAGTAGTGCAAGAACTTCTCACAAGTACGCATCACAGCAGCATCAATCAATGCTTGCTTGAGTTCTTCGTTACCATCAGTAACAAAGGCTGAACCTGCAACCTCAATACTGCGTTGCAATATAAACTTACCGAGTTCTTCAGTTAGCCTACCTTCTTGTTGGGAGCGTATTGCTTCCTTCTCAATTAAGACCTTGTCGTACCTCGGCATATTCTTCTTCTACTTTGTTTAGTATCGTTACGATAATCGGTAGGTAGTCTGACAACTCTATTGGCTTTATGCCCAAGTCATATCCCAATCGCACAAGTGTGACTGGCTCGTTGAGGTATACCAATGTGTCAATGACTCTGTATATATCAAGAATGATATTTGCTTCATCGTCTGTTAAATCTTCGTAGTATTCTTCAAGTAACATATTAGTAAGAAGAGCGCAGTCTATCGCCCTTCTCGGGGTCAAGTTCTGCAATTAGTTGTATGTATTCAGCCTCTCTTTTGTAGGCTTCGGAAACCTCTTCTGCTGTAGAATCTTTTCCTAAGTTAGCAAATAGTACTGCCATCTCGTGTAGGTAAAGGTCAATTCTGTTCTTAATTAATTTACAGGTTTGATAATTTCTTTGGTTAATCATAACACTTTATTTTTACTTTGAAACAATCTTTCGGTAGGTCCTTGTCAATGCGGATATCAAGTCTTTTGTAATACTTGTTACCATCGTCTTTAACCACACCCATAGCAACGAGAGTATCCGAGAGAAATTTTGAAACAAGAATAACATTATCAACATCGTGGCGAGAATGGTAGCGAATGTGAATCTCATAAGTCTCACAGGTAAACGCATCATACTTTTCAAGTTCTTCTTTACAGAATTTAGAGTATTCATCTTTTTGTTTTTTACGAATTGCCCAATGCTTACCAGCATAATACTGATTTAAGCTTGGTGGTTTAGGTAGGTCAAGGTCTATCTCAAGCATACTCGGTTAAGTCTATGGTTGCCTTATATCCATATCTTGATACAAGAAGTTCGTGTAGTGGAGGTATCCACCCTTGTGCGTTATCATCTCCTGTAGCACTGTTGCCTACAACCTTGTAGTTAGCCATTTGCAGGTGCTGCAATAATTGTACCCTATCAAACACAAAAGCTATGTCCTTCTTACCCGTCTTCAGAATGTAGAAGTAGAAGTCAGCCTTAGACTTTAGGATTCCCGAATCAGCATTCCTTGTGGTGCTTCTAAACTCAATGTATAAGTTAGGATGTTCGGGAGTACCTCTTCGTGCAGCCCACATATAAGCCTTGCTATCATACTTAACCTCAATGGTTACGGTCCTTCCGTTCTTAATACCCTTGACATCCCAATCGTAGAAGAGTTTCTTAGGAGCCTCCTCAACCTCATAACCTTTGTCTTTAAGGTATTTCATTACGAGGTCTTGGCCATAGTCCCCAGAGATACTTGCTCTTACGAATGTATTCTTACTCATCGTTTTTGTCTTAGGGCAACCTTCAGTAGTATCAAGTAACCGATTAAATCTTGGACTGTATCTTCAGTCTCGTCTGTGATACCACGCATCTTGATTCGCATAAGCTTATCATCAATGCGACAACATAGGTTATCAACTGCGTCACCACCTGCGAAGATACCAGCAGGTTTAAGTGCTGAATCCCCATAGGCTTTGTTCTTTAGAATCAGCAGTTTAGTAACCGCTTCGGACTCTTCAAGTATTAAATCTTTTGTATCCATAACACTAATATACCAACTAATCTAATAGGTCTACCTCAACCTTATATATTTTTCTAACATTGTCTTTCTCAATCACTAACCTACCACTTGATGGGTTAAAGAATATGTATCCAAATCCAACTTCAATTCCTGTGTAATCAGAGATGTCAACCTTGAATATGTTATCATTGATTGACAAGCTACCATTCGGCATAACCTCCACCTTCTTGGCGGAGGGTACATTGAACCGAAGGTATGCCCTAATCAATTCTGAGAATGCTTTTCTTCTATCAAGAATTAGGCTGTGGATAGGCATACTGCTTTTCTCCTCTGCTGTCAATTTCATAGTATCTGTTTTTCATTTTGTCGTAATATAAAGTAACTGTCCCAAGACGGCCAACAATCTTTGGTTTAGCCTTGACCACTGTAATCTCCACTTGGTTAGGCTCATAAGGTACACCATTACCATCCTCTAATCCGTAGGGGCAACGCCATACATTAACAACCATCATACCTTTACGGGACCACTGCATACCCCCTGCAATATCGTTCATCGTAGGCTTGTCAACATAGGGTACACCATTCTTGTACTTTGCTTGTTGGTGTTTAGTGTGTACTGTTACAATGGTGTGGTAGTTCTTCTCTGCTGAGTGCTTACGCACTTTAGTGAGTACCTGCCCAATAGCAATATCATCACGCACACCAGCGGAAACATCTGTTCTAATCTCAGTGAATGGGTCAACCATACATCCGTCAATAGTGATGAAGTTATCTTCTTCTATCTGCTCTACTGCTGTGTAGAATCCCTCAATGCTGAGGTCTTGTAGACCGCTATCAATTAAGTAGAAGTGTGAGTTGATAAACTCAATAGCCTTCTCTGTCTCCTCGTCTGTAGCAGTGAGATGGTCATTGATTAGGAACGGCTTACGCAGATATACCCAAAGTAGTTCTGCGAATACTTCTGTAGGTGAGCCTGTCTCGGGTGTGTACACTGCCCACTTCCAACCACTGAACTCTGATAGGTTCATCATCAGTTCAAATCCAAACTGAGACTTACCTTGGTGCGCCCCAGCATAGATGTATGTGGTGCTACCTTTCTTAACTGAGTACTTGTCAAACAAGGAATCAAATCCTGTCCAAGCACCTTTCTTAACTCCCTCTTTGCGAAGTGTAGACAGTGAATCTACTACATCTTCTGCTTTGTAAATAATGTTTCTCATTGCTCTTGTTTTTTATTCTCCAAATTCCTTGCTGTAATCTTCCTCTTTGTGTGAAAAGCTATTGCTTATTTCCTTACGATAGAACTCTTCTATGATATGGAAATCGTAAACTGCTTTACCTGTTGCTCCTACAAACGACATCATCTTTGCTATCATCTCGGGATTGCGATTGATATGGTCAAGAGACTTTGCTCTTGTAACAAACTGAAAGGGTCTGTCCTTTGTACCTTGATACATATTGGTGTATCCGTTACCACGCTTCTTCTTCCAAGCAAGGCGTACACCAACGTCATAAATCATTTGTCCTTCGTCACTCATATGTCTTTTGTTAATTGATGTTGTTCCATACAATACACTTCGTTGTATCCAAGGAACTGTAGTTTATCTTTACTCTTTAATTCACTTGCGTGAGCAAAACCCTTGAACTCATATGTAGGTGATTGACCTATCATAAGTGCGTAAAGGTCTACGCTATCTTTTTTCCAAGGAGCGGTTAATAATTTACCATTCCTGTAAGATGTTGTTTTAACATCTACTCTTTTGCCTTTATAGGTACAATCTCCGTCATCATTTAATTGAGTAACAACTTCAACTCTTAGGTCTGGATATATATTGAATAGCTTGCAGAAAGCTATCTCTCCACACATACCTTCAAATTCAATTACACTTGAATCCTGCTTACCAACCTTAGCTTCTTTTACACCGCTATGTTTATTGAATTCTGCTCTTTCATTTGCAATAAACTTTGCTAATCGTACCTCTTGCTTATTCAAAGTTATTGTCATTACATCTTTATTAATCGTAACCTTCTCTGATACTTACGGATAAGTAGTGCTGAGTTGGTTAGTTGGTTTTGAATATCTTCACTCCATCCAAATCTACTGGCGTGTAGTGTTATGTTTACTTGGTCTATCATTAACATCTCCAAGTATTTCTGTATCTCTCTTATGTGTTTCCTCTTTCTTATCATTGCTCCTCCATTTATAAATTAGGTAGCCGTTCCAAGCTAATACTATAAAACATCCTATGACATCCTCAATTGTCATTCTGCATCTCCTATGTTATTGAGTGTACCACACTCACAGATATGCAACTGATTGATTCCTATCACGATTGGGATTTGCTTGTCGCATCCACCACAAAAATAATTTTGTTTCATCTCTCTTTGGTGTTAAAGGTGTCAAGCTATAGCCTGACAATGTATTATTAAAGGTCAGTTTATACCCTTACTTGTATCATTAAACATATAAAAAGGGGGGCGAACCCCCCTTTTATATCTGCTTACATATACTTAGAACGGCATATCATCACCATCATTCACAGCTTGTGCCTTCGGCTTGCCTGTGTACTCTCCTTGTAGTTGGATGTACTTACCGCCATCACGCTTGTCCTTAATCTCAAGGTTAACCCAACCCTTCTCGTTCTTAGCGTTTAGTAATACCTCAAAGTCTTGAGGACCTAATGCTACCTTTACAATTTCACCGAACTTGGTGTTGATTACACTTGTCTTTCCAACGAATACTTTGTCGTTTGCCATCTTGATTTTTGTTTAGTTACTTGTTAATAGTTCTTTTAAATGCTCGTATCTTTCCTCCATTGCACTGACCTTGCCAGCCATCTCATTGAGTCTGTTTACGTTTACTTCATTTGAATGCTCATAGCCTTCAACAAATGCTTTGACTTTCTTGTAC